TTCCGCCCGCTGGCTGAAAATCAGTCCGGATGGAATCTTTGAGGTTACCGCTTGCTTGAACTATTGTTGACTGTGTACTCGACGCGTTGCCGACCAATGACTCACTGGCCACGTTTAAAACTTCGAGAGGTGAGTCTGGCGTAATGCCTCGGATGGACTCTTTAACGTATGCTATTTGTATTCTATTGCTATCACTCATAATTTAAAATCCTATGCTGTTAAATTCATACTTAATTTCACTCACTGTTCGCTTCATCATGTGCATCCCTTGAGTTGAGTGACCATCTTCCAAAGGTTCCATGTAAGGAATCGAACTCGTTACATAAACCGCCTGAAAATCTTTATTTCGCAACGTGGGGGTTGCCGGTAGTCCGGGGTTCCACGATTGCGGTAAACTTTTATCTGCTGTTACTGCTTGTAAATTCCAGCTGTGTCTTGCTTGGCCACCGATATAGCCAGCCGGTGCATAAGGCGACTTCCACAAGGTTGGATTTCCCACCGGTGTTTTAATAATCAGTGAAGTCCAAGCTTTTAGTGCTATGATTCGCACAAATTCACCAAGCGAAAGTTCCATCTCGTTCATGACGTAAGCAATACCGCGCTGGTCTAAGTCCATGTTAATCATGTGTATGAATCCCAAATGTAAGGAATAAGCACGTTGTAACCGTAATGTGTTGGTGTTGGTGACGGCGTGATATTAGCTTCGCGAAAATGAACGCCCGAAATTGTTTTGTTTTCAAATATGGCGCCAAACTCCTCGGCGTAATCCATTAGTGGGCCCGATCCAATGTGTTTTGGATAACGTACCTCGCCGATTAAAGAACAAATGTTACGCTGGCATATCTTCGAGCCCAGACTTATATTGGTTCGGCTGCCGGGATAACTAAGCACGTTAATGTAAGTGCCGGGCATTGTGTTCGGCACCGGAGCGTTGGCAAAGTAATAATCAACCGTTGCATTCCAGCCGGCTATAAATGTCTGCTCGATAATAACGTCAACGTCTCTTTGGTCAGCCATTTTGTAGCCTCACATGAAAGGTCACGATTGAATCGCCGGGTACTGATTCAGCGTTTACAACATCCCATGTTTTGGTACCCTCGACTACTTCAGTGTAAGTTCTATATGGATTACTTAAATCAACCTGCTTAACTAAAAATTTAGCGTCTCCCTTGAGTACAACATCACCATCAACCTCGCGATGGCCAAAGCCATACTTGACAGCGTCAAGGCTGTCCGGGTATCTTGTGGCCGAATATTCGCCGATAGTTGGGTTGTAAGTCTGCGCCCCATACCAAGCAACAACAACGGGAATCTTTAAGTCACCGACCGCGCCAAATGCGGAGTCAACTGCATCATCAAATATTGCGGATAAACTCACCCTCTCACCACCAGCAAGTTACCCTGCTTACGTAGATATGGACTGATAATGTCCAAAACAGCAGACGGCACTTGTTTTGTTCTGTCGTACTTATCGACCGCTAAACTAATAGGGCCAACAGATAAAGACTTAAAGCCCTTGGTTCCGTCCTCTCTGGTCGTGTCTTTAATTAGTAGCAACCAAGCATATTCAGCGGTCGCTTGAATTAGATAATCTGGCGATATGCTTGTGCCTAACCTGATATTGTCGTCAACCCAAAGGTTGTTGAATTGACGCAATAATCTTGTAGCCATAATCAAGCCAGTTTCCTTATCAGGATCCGAAGCCAATCCCCATTCAGAGTTGTGCAATCGGTTGTCATGATAATCATTAGCCTCGGCAAGGGTAGTGAATGAGTTAGCGTCTTGAGTTGGCGGTACGATAATGGTCATTTTCTACCCAACCCATCGACTTCGCGTTTCAGCTCAAGATTAACCAAGGTATCAATCATCTTTTTAGATTCCTGATAGCCCTCGTCACCACCACTATAATCTTGTGACACTATTTCCCAATCACCGCCGGCGTTTATAGCCCTAAAGCGGCCACTGCCAACCGCAAACGCAGAATGGTAATCACTCTGGTTCACGGTCATAACTTCGTTAGTGACGCGGTGCTTAATACGGAAAGTGGGAACGGCGGCCATTATTCGTCGCCTAAATCTTCAATAGCCTGTTCGATTGCTTCGACTGCGGTGGTTCTATCTCTATCAGCCTTTTCAGCTTCCAGCACTTCAATTAAACCATCTGCGTCAAAACCATCAATTGCTTCCACTAACTTTTCAACCGTTAGTTTTGCAATCTTTTCAGCTTCTGTCTTTTCAGACTTTTGTTTTTCTGAGCCAACAATCTCAAAGCCGTCATACTGACCGGCTTCAAAATCAATCTTATTGACCACCATTTTTAAATCACCATCAGTGATTTTTACAGTTTCTAAAACTGACATAAATACTCCTATTAGCCTAAAACAATAACAGCAGATTCAGGGTTAACGTATTTAGCGTCATACAATAAATCCATTGAATAAACATCAGCTTTGTTCGCGCGCCCTGCTTCAAGTCTTAAAGACAAACCCGAAACAGCGTCTCGCATTTGGCTGATGTGCACATTGGTTACTGAGTCATGCTCAAGTTCGCGTTGTGCGAATGTTAAAGCGCGACTGTGCATTGCAACGTTAGCGACGTGATTACCCACAAATGTTAAGGCGGCATCGTTAGCAACGTCAGCGGCAATGGCTGGTTTAATAGTTAATGTTGATGCGGTGGTGCTAATGGTTGTGGATTTAGCGACAACATATTGCTGAGTATTACCAGCGATGGTAAATTTATCACCCGCAATCGGTTGGCCGGATAAGCCGTCAACATCTAAAGTGGTAGTTGAAACGCCTGTATCAGCATCAACAGTAGTAGCATCGGCGGCTGCTTGTGCGCCTGCGGCTAAGACTGTACCGGCTGTGCCAGTTGTATGCGTTGGAATAAAAGTAGATACAACGTTGTTAAAACCAAACTTTTGACCTAATGCGCCATTAACCTTAACATCGGTTGATCCCGCTTTTGATACGTCAGAGAAAATATCAAGCATCATCGCTTTGGCTTCGGCCGAGGTGTCCATTAAGAACGCACGGTTTGCGTGTTCATTGTGGTTGTCGTTTAATACCTTACTGGCATCAACAACGCCTTGCTGATTGGTAGTAAAAGGGGTTGTGCCAGCTGTGCCTACGTAATTGTAAAGCTCAACATAACGATTTGCTGTGTACTTTTCAGCGGCTTCGGCAAGGGCGCGAACTTTAGAGTGAATAACCATCGGCAAATAATGAGCTTGCACATCAATATTGCGGCGCTCTTTGTCGTTCAATGAAAATTTAACTTCCTTCCACTGGTTGATGCGCATTTGGTCATTGCCAAAGTCGTCTTCAGGCAAATCATCGTCACGATTACCGGACGGTACAACGTCGGTCGCTTCGGATGGTGCATCACGTGGAATGTTAATAACGTCACCTTTCTGCGCTACCTCGGCTTTATAGTCGCGGTTGGCTTGCATAATGAAGTTAAGATTGGGACGCAATGACAGATTTGCCCGAGCGATTATTTTATCAAGAATTGGATTTAATGTATTTGACATTTTGTGACCTCACGATTTAATCAAGTTTAGTTAAACTCGACACCGTCGATCGGCCACAAAATAATAGAGCCTTGCCCGAACCTCAGGCCAATTGTTAGTTCACCGAACCAACTTTAATATTTTACCTCCACCGTTCCCGCCGCTATTTCTTCCTGATAATTGCCTTTGTCGGCTGGTGAAATGTATTTGACGCCCTCTTTGTCGGTAGCATACTTCTTAGGGCCACCTTTGCCAGAATTTGCGTCTGTCGGGAATATTTGACCATAATCGTCATCATTACGCAACTCATTTATTAAGTCTTTTGCGGTAAATGGTGAAGTTTTGGCATCATCGTCAATATTAAACCGTGGTTTTCCATCCGGTCCCTTAAACACAAGGTCATACCCATCATCAGTAAACTCGACATCAACAACATCATTAATGTGGCCTTGGAAAAACTTAGGATTGGCACCGGTTTGGGCAATCATTCCGTTAATTTCAGACATTGCCGACTTTTTAACTGCGGCTTTCAGGCTGGCGTTGGTCTTGTTTGAATTAGCAAGCTTGGTCTCGTACTCATTGCCAACCAGTTCACGTGCCTCAATCATGAGTTCTTTTTTCAAACGTTCAGGGTTTAGGTCTTTGTTCTTTTCATACCGCGCTAGTTTATCCATCACATCTTTTGGATCAAGTTCGCCAAATGATTTTAAAGTGGTTTTAGCCACATCGTATTCACCACGCAAGTTATGCAGTGAGTTCTTTAACGCTGTTACGTTCTGCAAATCAAAGCCATCAACTGGGTCTACATCAAGAACAAACCCATTATCTGATTTCTTATAAAGTGCTTGCTGTTCTTCATCAACCGCGCTCAAATCTTTAATAAATGCTTTTAATGCCATGTTATTCTTCTAAAATAATTTTGATATCATCTTCAAGCATGACCAAATACTTTTCGTCGCCATGCTTAACTTCGCTACCTGCGTGTTTTGCAAACAGCACCTTGTCGCCGGCTTTGACTGTCATCTTTGACCGCTCACCTGTTGGTAGCGTCCGGCCATTACCGACAGCGATAACAACGCCCTCAACCGGCCTGTCCGCTTGGTTGTCTGATAGTATAATGCCGCCGGATGATTTGGTTTCTTTGTCGTCTTGCTTAACAATTACATTGTCATTGATTGGTTTCATTTATCACCTCTTTTAAACTTGCTTTCAATCCATTGGTTTATCTCGGTCTCGGACCAACCAACAGCACGGCCAAAAATAGGATAAGGTCTAGGAAATTCACCCTCGTCCATAAGCCGGTAAATTGATGAACTTGAAACACCTGTAATTTTTATTACATCTGGTAAACGTAAAACTCTTTGCTTGCTCATAATTACCCCTAATTAAATAAATCGTCTAAATCATAAAATTTACCGGTGGGGTC